TAATTGCATCTTCGAGGTTCGTGGATACAAGGCCGGCGAGGTTCTTTGCATCAGTGACTTCGCCCCGGGGCATTATGACCGGAAAATTACAAATAAAACGATGTTGTTGTTTTGGCTGTAATTCGGGCTGATCCCACCGAATCCGATTGGGAGCGTTTGAAGTGGACTGCGGGTCCGGTATTGAAGTCGTCGACTCGCCGCGTTCTGCGGAAAGTCGACCCGCAAGATCCCCGTTGAGCCGGGTTACGCCGCGAGCGATGCGGGCGGCCCGGAGTCGCTCGGCCCTTGTGGCCATTTAGATCAGCCGCCGCCGAAGACGTATTCAGCCCAATCGTATCGTAAGTTAATATCCACCGTTAATAGGTCTTCACTAGCATAGTCTAGGGTGCCATAAGAAATGGAAGTAACAAAAGGATTCTTAAGTTTGTGAGTACCTAAAGCGACACCGTTGCCATCTAATTCGGTGACGTTAACTTGGCGTCCGAGGGCCATAACTGCGCCCAGCTTATTAACGGTCCCCGCGTTGGAGGTAATAACAGAGCTATTGGTAGATACCTGATCTGGGAACATGTAACCCGAAGCCTTCAGGATGGCCTCTAGTTCGGCATCCATATCCGGATCGGCGGAGTTAACAAATTGCATCGTTATCTCATTCCAAGTAACTCGGCCAGGATAATAGAAAGTCTTATCCAAGAACTGGTGCTCTGTCACACCAATTGTATAGGCTGGTTTAGTAAATGTTCGTGCAAAAATCTGCGAACTTACTTGGCCAGGAAAATCGAATGTAACCAAAAACCGATGTGATCTTTTTGGTTCTGCTGCCGGGTTGTCCCAAAATAATGCCATTTTTATAATTCCTCTATAAACTATATAGTGAAGGGGAGCAAAACTCCCCATCATCTATCAATTAAAACTCCACTCCAGTTCTCGTAATTACGAAGTCCAAGGCAATGAACTCAATAGCGCGAGTCGGCTTCAACAATATCTTCGCATACATAATATTTCTATCGATCAAATCCGCAGTTGTCGTTGATTCATCCAATACAACTCTGAAGTCAGAAAGACCAAATCGTTGCTTGATGGAAGTCAAGAAAGGAACCACCTGATTGGTGAATCGATTCCAGGTAATCTGAGTATTCGGATCAAATAAAATCCCATTAGCAATTATAGTAATTTGCTTCCTCAGATAGATCATTAGCCTTCGAACATTGATGCGATCCAATGCCGAGGGCGTCGCTTGAAGCGTCTTTTGACCGAATACCACAATCCCTTCAGCTGGGAAAGAGGCAATTGGGTTAATATTAACTTCATATAAATCATCTCGTTGATCAGCTGTCAGCTTTTCGATAACGTTTATAACATTAAGACCCGCTGAGCCTCGACTTAGGCCGCCACGATTGAAGCCAGCAGGAGCAAACCATAGCTCGGCACGTGCAGCGGAGGCTGCCAAAACACCCATTGCGATAGTGGACGGCGGCACCCATACCCGAGTCGATGCGGCCGTATCATTAATTTGAACCCATGGATAATACGTACACCCGTAACTTGTATTAAAATCACGATCTTCGATCTTGGTCACAGTTGATACTGATGTGCCGCGGCGTTCATTAAAGGCCACGGGACCGGTAGCGCTCCCCTCAGTAACCGGAAGATAGCCGCCCTCGAGATCAATAACCGCCAGCACATCTTTTCTATCTTCGGCCATGGCCAACAGATAGTCAGTAACCTGGATATCGGTAACACCCGGAACAGCGGCCATATTAATATTAATTTGATCTACATCCGAAACCGAATCAATTGCTTTCCGAAGTGTGTAGTACATTGGGTACGCTGCCGTCGTAATACTTGATTCGTCGGCGCCGCCTAGGGCTCGTGTATTGTTAAATGGATTTCTTTCGGTAATATCAAACCCATCAAACCCACCATATAATGGTACGGTAAAGCGATCATAGCCCAGATCAAGTACCTCAGTATACGTGCCGCTCACAGCCGTATACGATGTACCAGCGCGGCGACCGCCCGTTGGCGTTCCGCGATAGGGCGAGAGGGCACTAATAGTAGCCGAGCTACCCGCAATAGTGTCGAAGTAAAGCCCCGGATCTGATCCGCTGTGCTTGGCTGGAGACCCATCATGGTCTCCGGCGTTTACTGGCGCCAAATCGTCCAAAGAAAACCCAGGAGATAAAATTGTCATCCCAGATGCAATACCTTCCGGCATAATGGTAACCATGTCTCGAATCGAACCATCAAACAGCAACGTATTGTCAGCTTGATTAGTAGTAAGACCCCAGAAAGCATTGGTCTCCTTAAGAAGGCGCCCGTCGTCTGACCTTGCTCTTTGAGGGAGCGCCGGCGTTAGGAGTGAGGCCGTGTGAATCAAGGCCTCGTCGGCAAAGTAGGCGCCTTGGCGAAGTGAGGCGCCAGGAAGATCGAGGACTGGGTTCGGAATGTCCTCCGCGCCGCCGTCGGCAAAGATCGGCAAGGCTCCCTCGGACATATTAGCAGTGGACAGGTCATAGTCATACATACCATTGCCTCTAGTCCCACTAATTGCAATATTAAAGCCGCGATGTATCGGGAGGCCGCGGAAACCGAAGGGTAGAAGGGTCGCTTCCTGATCTCCGGCTGCAACCTGATCAGTTAGCTCTACGCGGATATACTTTGATTGAACATCGTATTGTCCATCGATGTCCCATTTCGTGTTTGCGGCATCCCAGCTGTACGTACGAGTACCAATCCTCTTCCCAATGAAGCCGTTAGAAGCGGGATTGAGATTAAGATTATCAAACTGTTCCAGAATAGCGGGATTTTCGTCAGTATCCTGAATACTTCTAACAAGAAGTGAGAAAGTGCCATAGGGATTAAAATTAGAATTAGGTGACTGTTTAATATTGCTAAATGAAATCTTATAGTTACGCTGTGCGTATTCCACATCTTCGCGCGAGTGTACACGGAATAGCTGTTCGACACTACTATTAATATCGAAACTGCCGGTGTTAGAACCCAAGTCTTGTCCGACAATCCACGGGGTGGCAGGAGTCGCGTATGCTCTCCTAAAATCGCCTCCCTTGACACTGCCGCTCGACAAGCCTATAATAACACCATAGGTATTACTAAAGTCACTTCTAGTAATATCGCCGGAGCCTTCGAGTTGCTCGACATAATCTATGACTGCTCTTTCGTAAGACTGTCCCAAGAAATAATTTTTCTTATTTGCATCTCCAGTAATAGCAGGGTTCAACACTTGGGGGTTTGTATTAAAAACTTTGCGGATGTAACGGCCGCTCTTTGGATTAAAGTTGAAAGTGGTCTCTAGGGTGTCCTGATCGGGACCTTCGATTCGTACTTTATACTCTTTATTATCACCCACTGTAACAGGCTCTATGAGGGCTGCGCAGGCAGATGTCAGAGCGGAGACGCCGGCGACGGTGCCGCTCAAGCCGATTGTCGTGGCAGTACCACTAAGATAGAAAACAGCAGCGAGCATTCCCTCGCCATGACCGATGGCGGTGGCGGCGGTGGCTGAACCGGTTCCTATAATGAAGAGGCCATAAGTGCCTCCGGTCGTGGATGCCTCATCCGAGGCGAAGTCTGGAACTTCCCAACCAGCGGCCTCCGTGGCTGCAGGATCTTGATCACCCACAAGCCGAATGTATGTTAAGGGAGACGCGTTGGCCAAATAGGCTTGGGCCGCATATGCACCGTACGTAGGGTTGGATCTATTGCCAAGCCTCCATGTATCAGAATTTCGAGTGCTGCCGGGCTGAGGGGCCCCGAACAAATCAACAAAATCTTTATAAGTTGAAACAGTAACAGGTACTAAAGCCGGGCCTTTCGCTGAAACACCTATAACTACGGGGCCGGCTCCGAGAGCCGGGGGTCCCGGGATTTGTGAGTTATCAATTTCATTGATAAACACCCCGGGGGATACGAATCTAAATCTGTCAACGGACATGTGCTGTGTCTCCTCAGAACCTTAAAGTATGTGTTCAAATATAAATAGT